CCTAACTACAACGACGAAGAGATCAAGAAGGCTCTGGACACATACGGTCGCAACGGTATCCGCGAGCTGGTCCAGTCCGACAGTGAGCGCAACCTGCTTCAGGGGCGCAACAACACACTGGTCGGCACAGAGGTAATCGAGGCGTTGGAGTTCTGGGGCTCAGCCTCGGGATCGATGCTCAAAGAGTGGGGCATGGATGACGACCTTGACCCCTACAAAGAATACGAGATCAACGGTTGGCTGGTCGGGCAGTACGTCGTCAAAGCCGTTCTGAACGCTGACCCGCTGGGACTGCGGCCCTACTCAAAGTCATCTTGGGAAGCGATTCCCGGTGCCTTCTGGGGGCTCGCAATGCCGGAGATCATGAGAGATGTACAGATAGTCTGCAACGGCGCAGCGCGCGCTTTGGCGAACAATATGGGCATTGCCTCTGGACCGCAGGTCGAGGTTAGTGTCGACCGGCTTCCTGACGGGGAAGATCTTACCCAGATGTACCCGTGGAAGATTTGGCAGACAACGTCAGATAGAACGGGCGGCGGACAACCCGCTGTCCGCTTCTTTCAGCCGAACATGAATGCGGAGACGCTGCTGAATGTCTACCAGTACTTCCAAAAAATCGCGGACGAAGTCACTGGAGTGCCCAACTACATCTACGGATCAGGTCAGGTTTCTGGTGCGGGACGCACTGCAGCGGGTCTGTCCATGCTTATGGAGAACGCCGCCAAGGGAATCAAGCAGGCGATCCTGTCGCTGGACCGCGCCATGTCGGAGATGCTCTCGCGCTTTTACAGCCACCTCATGATTTACGACGATGACAATCGGATTAAAGGTGACATGCAGATCGTGGCATCAGGAGTGGTGGGTCATCTGCTCAAAGAGTCTGTGCAGCAACGCCGTCAGGAGTTCCTGCAAGCAACTGCGAATCCGATCGACGCACAAATTATTGGGCCGGCTGGTAGGGCCGCTGTTCTGCGCGAGACGATGAAGGGTCTCAATATGGACATCGACAAGATTGTCCCAAAGCCTGAAGAGATCCGTGCGCAACAAGCGGCTGCCGAACAGCAGCAAATGTTTCAACAACAAATGATGGCGCAGCAGCAGGCATCTGCTCAGCCGCCAATGGAGCAAACGAATGTCTAAAAAACTAATAGAGGGTTTACTTGGCGGTTATATTGGCTACAAGCAGGGCCAAGATCGTCGCAAGCGCCAAGATCGCCAAGATGCGCTGTACGACGCGATTATCGGCAACATGCCAAAGAAGAAAGGCAATACCGACGTCGGCCCCGGAAACCCAGTTGTAAGTCAGGGCGGCTCGGACACCAACTACGGCAAGTCAAGCTCGGCAGAGGTCTCGCCTGTCGCGAACTCGGATGTCGAAGTGCGTCCATACAGCCCTGACCCCCTGCCAGACGGCGAGACTCTCGACTATGCACACGGCGGAATGGTCAAGCCCATGCCACAGCAATATGACCGTTTCAGCTGGCAGAGACAAAATTTCAAGAAAGGCAAGCTATCCCCTGAAGAGGAGATGGCTGCACACATGCTCGTGATCGAGGCTTCCATGAAGAAGGGCCGCGGCAAGTGAATCCAAATCAGAAAGTGAAGGAGGCCGCTGCTCGATTGAAGAACGACAGCGACTTTCGCACTTTCGTAGAGTTTCTGGTTGAGTCACGTAACGTAAAAGTTGAGGAAATGGAAGACGCAGGTAATGCGATCCGTGTCCACCAACTTCAAGGCTACTGCCAAGCGCTTCGTGACTTAATCAGGCTGGGATCGTAAGACCCAGACCACCGCCGGGTAACCGGCTTTTTTCTTCAACCCCGAGAATACCTAAGCGTAGGCTGAGAATACCGTAAAGGCTCAATGCGCGAAGTTAGGCTCACGGAGAACAGTAATGCCAAGACTACCGAAAGCAGTAGAGAAGCAAGCGCAGCTTGCGGATGAGTTTCACCAAAAAGCGTATGGGAACACCGAAGACGGAACACCGGCACAACCGGCACCGACAGCGGCTCCCGAAGAACTAAAGCAGAACGATCCTCCCTTTCAGACAGAGCCCGCAACAGACGCTCCGGCAGAAAGCCAGCCCGCTCCTACGGCATTCCCGAAGGAAAACGAGCAGCCCAAGCAGAAGTTCCCTGATGCAGATCCTCAGTCGGAAGTATGGGAGCACAAGTACAAGGTACTCGCCAACAAGTATTCGGCAGAGATCCCGCGATTCGCAGCTGAGATTCGTCAGCTGAAAGAAGAGCTAGGGGATGTCAAAGCCGAGAACGCAAAGCTCAAAGCAGCTCCTGCTGCGCAACCGATGAATCTGGATATCAAGCCAGAGGAGGTTGAAGAGTACGGCGAAAACTTCATTAACTTGGTCAAGCGTGCGGCTGCCTCGGCAGCGCAGAACGCCTCCCCCGGAGACGTTGGCGAGATCAGGAAAGAAGTTGATCGTTTGAAAAGAGACCAGCAACAGATGTCTCAGCAGAAGTTTTTCGACGAACTGGTTAAACAAGCTCCGCAGTGGGAACGCCTCAATACGAACTCCGAATTCCTTGAATGGCTCTCCGGGCTTGACCCGTTGACTGGGCGATCAAGGCAGGATCTGTTTGATGACGCCTATTCCCGGCTTGACGCATGGCGCGTAGCCAACTTCTTTAATGGCTTCGGTAGCGAAAACAAAGAACCTCCTCCGCTCCCGTCTGCAAAGCTGGCTGAGCAAGTAACGCCCAAGACTTCTCGGGCGACACCCGCTCAACCCGCAAGCAACAAAAAGATTTGGAGCCACAGCGATATCGCCCGATTCTATTCGGACGTACGCAATGGCAAGATCGATCAGGAAGCGGGTGCGAGGATTGAATCAGAAATCTTCGCTGCCCAAAACGAAGGTCGTATTAGATAAACGACCCGTGGTAAGGCAGCACATGAAAGGAAATTCTCATGTCTGTATCAGTATCAGGTGACTATTATGGCGCCGGCTCCGGCACCGAAGCCTATGTAGGCAAATTCATCCCCGAGATTTGGTCGGGAAAACTGCAGGTCAAGTTCTATCAGACGACCGTCCTCTCTGAAATCACCAACAACGATTGGGAAGGTGAGATCAAGGATATGGGCGATAAGGTTGAGATCCGTACGATCCCGACCATCACCATCAACTCCTATGCCAAGGGTCAGACGCTCAGCTCACAAGTTCCTACGAACGATGTGATCGAGCTGAACATCGATCAGGGCAAGTATTTCCAAGTTGTGGTCGACGATGTGGATGATGTTCAGTCCGACATCAAGCTGATGGATGTCTTCACGAACGACGCTTCGCAGCAGATGAAAATCTCTGTGGACACCGACGTTCTGGCTGGCATCAAGAACGGCGCAGTTGCTGCCAACAAGGGCACCACTGCCGGCGCACTGTCTGGTGACATCAACCTCGGTATCGCTACCGATGGTGCTGCTACCGGTGACCAGCGTACCGCCGTCAAGCTCACCAAGACCAACGTGATCGACAAGATCATCGATATGGGTCAGGTGCTCGATGAGCAGAACTCGCCGGAAGATGGTCGTTGGCTTGTGCTTCCCGCTTGGGCAGCCTCGCTGATCAAGACCTCTGACTTGAAGGACGCATCTATCAGCGGTGACTCTATGTCTCCTCTGCGTAACGGTCGTCTCGGCATGATCGATCGCTTTACCCTGTATGTCTCCAACCTCTTGCCCAGCAACACTGGCATTGATGGTGAGGGCGCAGACACCAGCGTCAAGGCTTTTGTTTTCTACGCCGGCACCCGTGATGCAGTCACCTTCGCATCCCAGATCACCAAGATGGAAACCCTGCGTAGCACCGCTACGTTCGGCAACATCGTCCGTGGTCTGAACGTGTTTGGCTACAAAGTTGTTAAGCCAGAGGCTCTCGTAGAAGGTTTCTTCTACAAGGGTACTGCTTGATAGCTGAGTAGTTCTCAACTAGGCGGGGGGCTTCGGCTCCCCGTTCACCCTACATGCTACTGAAAAACAAACGCACTGGTAACGTCTACGCATATTCACCCGTCCTCGCAAACGATCCTGAGTTTGAGATCTTCGAGGAAAAGCCTGACCTAAATCCCCAAAAGGGAATCAGGTTCGGCATCAAAGAAGGCGGAATCGGCGACGACATCTGCGCTCTGTATGTGGCCTGTGGTTTGGCTAACGCTGGGTACAAAGTATTCCTGCACGTCAGGAAGGCAAGATGGGTAGGGGTTGCATCCCACCCGAACCTCGAGATCGTCGAGGGATTCAAACAAATGGTTTTCGTTCTGGAGGCATCCGGACCTCTGTATGAGAAGGAGTGCGCTGATGCGTACTCTGGCAAGGTCGAGACAAGATCTCGAGCCTACATGAGCAGAGTTGCCGAGGCTTATCAAATCAAAGCGGTCAGCCCTGCTGAGCCGTTGTCTGTAAGCATCCCAGAAAGAACAATCGCAGAAGATTACGCAGTCATCGCTCCTTTCTCATCGAAGCAAGAGCGAGACTGGCCTGCGCTAAAGTGGCGCGAGCTGTCCAAGCGCTTGATCAACTCAGGGCTGAAGGTGGTCGTAGTTGGTGCTGGCGTGCACGAGCACACAATCCGGAAGACCTTTTCGGATATCAATGTTGAGTACATGGTTGGCATTAGCCCAGTTGTTGTGATTGCGGCTGTTGCCCATGCCTCGATTGTCGTATCAAATGACAGCGGTATTGCTCACGTAGGCGGACTGCTCAATGCGCCGACCGTCTGTGTAACGGCGCGCTTCATGCCAGATTACCTGTTTGACTGTACGAAAACTGTCTGGGCTGTTATCCCCGGCAAAGACTGTGTCGGGTGCTGTTCTGCACCTGATTCCAAATTACAACCCGCCTGTTCCACCGCATGTGCCGCATTGGCAGAGCTCACCGTCGAAGACGTGATGACTGCGATCGAGACTCCGGCAAAGGCGAAGCCCAAAAAGAGAGCGAAAAAGAATGCCGACAGTCCAAGAGCTGATTGATAGCGCAAGGGTGGTCCTGAACGACGAAGACTCCGTTCGGTACACAGACCCGCAAATGGTGGAGTACGCCAATGACGCGCTTCGCGAACTAAAGATTATGCGCCCAGACTGGTTCCTCGGCTCCTATAGCTCCGCGCCAGTGACTTACGTTGCCGGCAATACGCTCCCGATCCCAGATCAGTACAGCGTATTCGTCAAGGACTACTTGGTCTTCCGGGCTAACACGCGCGATGAGGAGCAAACATCAGAGGCCCGCGCCTCGGCGTTCCTGTCGCGCTTCCGTAGTGGAGTGAAAGCCGCATGAAGACCCATACCGATTTTCTTGACTACGTGATGCCAGATGTCCCGGGCTGTACGGTGCCGATAGCGGAGCTCGCCATCAAGAACGCGATCATTGAGTTCTGCGAGAAGACCCTAATCCTACAGCGGGACCACATTCCAATCACAGTTGTGCGGAATGTTGTCGACTACGAATTCGACCCTCCTACCGGCTACCTGATCCATAAGGTCATGCGAGCTTGGTACAAGCGCAGTCCTTTAGTCCCTATTGCCCCGGATGATGTAGGTGACGCGGAGGTATACAACCGCGCCTTCGCTGCGGCTGACCGACAGCCGGGATCGCCGGAGAGCTTGATTCAAAAAGATGAGCGCACTTTTGCCCTGTACCCGATCCCCCAAGAAACGGTCGCCAACGGCGTGACTATGCGCGTAGCTCTCAAGCCCACCCGCGCAACCAACAAGATCGAAGACGTAATTTTTGAAGACTATGCAGAGGCCATCGGTAGTGGCGCCAAAGCCCGCTTGATGCTCTCTCCTAGCAAACCGTACAGCAGCCCCCAGCTGGCTGCGCTCGAGGCGGGGAAATTCAACGTCAAGATAAACGAAGCTCGCCAGAAGGCGATTCGCGGGCACGGTAGATCTGTATCGCAAATCAAGCTGAGGAGCATCTGATGAGTTCGACTATCAAACTGGTTCGGGGTGACAACCGACCATACATCACATTGCGCCTGAAGGACGTGGATGAAGATCCAATCGACCTGACGAGCGCAACAGTAAACGTCTACTTTCGGCAGGTAGGTTCCGAGTCCGTGCTTTCAACACTGAGCGCACAGATTCAAGGCGCTGCGACCAACGGGGAGGTTACGTTCAACTTCCCGGGAAGCACGCTGGATGTTGAGCCCGGGCTGTATGAGGGGGAAGTGGAAATTGATTTCGGCGGAGAGATTCAGACCGTGTACGAAATCCTTAAATTCAACGTACGAGATCAGTTTGACTGATTGAAAGGAAACATAAATGTCTGCAATGTCTAATTTTTTGGAAAACAAACTGGTTGATCAACTCTTTCGTGCTCAAGCGGCCCCCACCACCAGCACACTTTACATCGGCTTATTTACAGCCGCACCAAGCGATTCCGGCGGTGGCACTGAAGTCTCAGGCAACAACTACTCACGCGCAACTGTGACCTCTTCTTTGGCTAACTGGGCAGGTACTCAGTCAGCCGGATCGACAATTGCATCAAGTGGCACCGGCGGCGTAACTTCAAACAATGGCGCCATTACGTTTGCCACCCCCTCTGCTACATGGGGCACAGTCACGCACTTCGGTATCTTCGATGCTGCTTCTGCCGGCAACCTGTTATTCCACGGCGCACTGACCACAAGCAAGACCGTCAACTCTGGCGATACGGTTTCGTTCCCCGTTGGTACGCTGACTGTCACTTTCGCCTAATAGCCTAAAAGGGGCGGGTCATGGCAATTGAAAGATTAGCCCCGGATGCGATACTTGACTCGTCAAACCTGACGGGGTCGGTATCGGCTGTCCAAGACGACCCGGATTCACCAGACGGTAGTTATCTTGTTACACAAAGTTCAAACGCCAACGCGTTCGTAGACTTTTCCTTCCCGACCCCAAGTGCTGAGCCAAATGTCGGGGCTGGCCTGCAGGAAGTACGAATACTTCTTCGAAAGAACGCAAGTGCTGGCAACAACGTCAACCTCGATGTCGGACTGTACGAGAACGGAACGCTTCGCTCGACACTAGGGTCAATATCCAACCTTAGTAACGTCGCGGCGGTATACGCCTACACGTTTAACGCCACCTCGCTTACCGGCGCTGCCGATGGCTCGCAGTTTGAGATTCACTTAACGCAGACCGCAGGCGGTACTGGTGGCTCGCCGGCTTCGCGTCGGTGGATGGAGGTTGGGGCGCTTGAGTGGAACGCCAACATTGTTGTTCCTGTTGGTTCAGACATTTCCGCCTCCGCTGAAGTTGTTGCAGATCTGGCTTTAGAAAAGCCCCTGTCAGCTGAACTAGACGTAATCGTTGATTCTTCTGCTGACCTGAACAAAGTAGTCACTTTTGCAGCTGATCTGTCAGCGTCTGCAGAGATTGATGCTAGTGCTGACGGGTTTTATACGCCTCTCCCGATTCAGCCTTATTACCCGACGTTCAACGGGGCGACATTAAACGAGCTGGTTTTAAACGGCGAGATCCTTACAGGTCAGGTTCAAGACCTCGCTGGAGCTGCGTCGGGGTCGGTCAGTGTATCCGGTAACCTTGTACTAAGCATACCTTTAGCTTCGAGCGTATCGGCGAGTGCCGAAATATCTGGCGCGATCGCAAAGACTTCTACGCTGTCAGCGAGCGAGTCTGTTACCGCGTCGGCATCGGCAGACGCTGCCCTGCAGGTTCCGCTAGCTGGCTCTATTAGCTCTTCAGCCGCAGCGAGTGGCGAACTAGGGATTGCTGTACCTCTAGCTGCAGATGTGTCTGTAACCGCTAGTGCCGAGGCTCCATACCTAAGCCTGACTCAGGTTCTGGTTGGCGACTTAGCAGTAGATGCTCAGACAGCCGGATCTTTAAACATTGAAAAGCTGTTGTCTGCTGCTGTCGGCGTCTCTGCCGAAGTTGCCGCAGAGACTGCAATCAACAAACCAATCTCAGCCAGCATATCGGCAAGCGCTACAGTAAGCGCGGCTGCAGATCTCGCGGTTCCAGTCTCCGGAAGCGTATCTGTTTCCGCAACAAATGACGGCTCTTTAGCTGTCACAAAAGTACTTGGCGCGTCAGAAAGTGTCTCTGCTGACTCATCTGGCGCCATAGCTATTGTTAACGCCCTTGGGGGCTCTTTAGCTGCCCAAGTGACGACAGCCGCCAACACTTCGGTTGACTTCGTAATATCCGGCAGCGCATCAGCAACAGCCTCTGCCACTCCGCAGCTGGCGCTGGTAAAAAACATTGGTGCCGACTTTGAAGTATCTGCCGAGGTAGCTGGTCAGGCTGGCGTAATTATCAATATGTCAGCGCCGCTATTAGTTCTTGTCACGGTCAATGGTCAGGTCGTCAACGCTCCCCCTATTCGTCTGGAGGATATACGAGGGCCGTCATCGATAGACGTGCTGAATGACGGACAGATATTGGTAGAAGCGGAGCTGCTTGAGGCCGGTGTAGGCGTTCAGGATGGAAATGTCGTCCTTGAAGTGGTTGGTAACGGGTACATCAGTATCGAAATTAAGGACGCAGGATTTATCGAAGTGGAGTCGTCGGTCGAATACACGACAGTCGATCCAATAGCAAATGGCGTATTTCTTGAAAAGGCGGCATGAATGACCAAGCCCGCGCAATGCAGATCTGAAGGATACCTAAATGGGAATTAAGTTTACAAATAACGCGTCGACCACAATCGGTGGCTCGATCACAGACTCGGGCACATCAATATCTGTTGCCAGCGGCACCGGCAGTTCTTTTCCGGCTTTGGCTGGGGGAGACTACTTCTACGCCACGCTGATCAATTCCAGCAACGAGTTGGAGATCGTTAAGGTCACCGCCCGTAGCACTGACACCATGACGGTTGTGAGAGCTCAGGACAATACCGTCGCCCGAGCTTACGCGGCTGGATCGCGGTTCGAGCTGCGTGTCACCGCTGGTTCGATCAACGACGTCCTCACAGCTGTAGACGCGCTCGAAACAGGGAAGGTTGCTAAGGCCGGCGACACAATGACCGGCAACCTGACGTTCTCAGGCACCGGGCGGCGCATCAGTGCTGACTTCAGCAACGCCACGCTGACAAACCGTGCTTCGCTGCAGTCGAGTACAACAAACGGCAATACTTCGATTGCGGCCCTCCCGAACGGATCGTCGGTAGAGGCCAACTTTGTCGCGTTCAATAATGCAACGCCTACCAATGCAAGTCTGGTTCAGGTTCGTGTTGATGGCACGTCGGCTGATCTGGTGTCTGGCAGAGCGGGTTCGGGAACTTTCTTGCCCCTGTGGTTCTATACGAACGGCGCAAAGAACATGGAGCTGACCACCGCCGGAAGCCTGATAGTAGCCGGTGACATCACCTCCAACTCGGACGAGCGCTTGAAGTCCGACATCCGCACGATTGACGGCGCACTTGAGAAAGTCAAGCAGCTGCGCGGGACTGCCTACGTGAAGGACGGCAAGGACAGCATCGGTGTGATTGCTCAGGAAGTGGAGAAAGTTTTTCCTGAAGTCGTGCTGGACGGATCAGATGGATTTAAGTCTGTTGCTTACGGAAATTTAGTTGGTGTACTGATCGAAGCGGTCAAAGAGTTGTCCGCAAGAGTTGAACAGCTTGAAGGGAGCAAATAATGGCTTTTAACGGAAGCGGCTCGCCGCTAACTTCACTGAACGCGAGCAACCTCGCATCGGGCACTGTGCCGACCGCACGGATGCCGACTTATGTGACAAGTGTTAACGGGCAAAGTGGCACGGTGTCGCTTACTCTTACGCCCTCTACATCTGACGTACTAACCGCAACTGCAGGTGCTAGTGCTGGTGATATTGGAACTTATGCTTGGCTGGGGGAAAATGTGGCAAATACCAGCACAACATTTGGCGGAACCCGTGCCGGATCTAACCTGAGAGCAACTGGTGTAAATAAAGGCGTATATCAATATAACGTTAGTAGTCTAAGATCCACTGCTTATATTGCTTCAGATTTTAACACAACACCGTCTGGCACATGGCGGTGCATGGGAGATTCTAAATATTACACAGATGTTTGTGGCAGTGGATATTATCCATCTACCCTTTGGCTTCGTATCTCGTAAAAGGAAAATGTAAATGTTTACGATTGAATATGTAAAAGATTTAAAGTGGTGCAATGCTGAACACACATTTTTTGAGTGTGTCGTTAAGTACGCCGAGTTTGAAGAGGAGCATCCATCAGGCATAAATGCCACTGATCCGTATGAGCACATTCATACAATCTGGACAAATGGAATCGCTGGAGTGTATGGTGAGATTGCTGAATACGTTGCACATCCAGAATTAGAGCAACCCAATACAAGCGGCACTCAAGAATTATGATTTATCCGGGTTCATCTCCTGAGTTTCGTATTTTGCTTAAACCAGATGGCACACAAGTGTTTCAGGTCAGGTATGTTTGTGACGCACAGAAGTACAAAAGCCCGTGGCAGGATGTGCCGATAGTTGAGGAAACAAAATGACATTTTCTGTCTCTCCTAGACACTCTTTTACTTATGATGGTGCAGTGTTGAATGTCTTTCACGCCAATAAAGGCGAAGGACTACCTCGGCATGAACACATTTACGCCCACGCCACCTTGTGCTGCTCTGGTTCCTGCATCGTGAGGAAAGAAAACCGTGAATTGGTTATGAATAAAGATACGCAACCAGTGAACTTAAAAGCAAACGAATGGCATGAGATTGAGGCGCTAGAAGACGGAACTGTTTTCATAAACGTGTTTGCCGAAAACAAGCAATAGGGCTAGGCCCACAACGTAATGCAATGAACCGAGCAGCTTTTCATAGCTGCCCCCCATAACGCTTTTATCAGGCCCGCCTCGAGCGGGTTTTTTTACGCCTGTGGAAATGACGACTAATGGCTAAAGCATCCCTTGCAAAACGAGTATCTGGCGGAGTTGAGTACCGCGGCGAGAAGTTCCCGGGATTCAATAAGCCCAAGACAGCCCCGGCAGGATCAAAGAACAAGATGGTCGTGCTTGCAAAAAAGGGCGACGAGATCAAGAAGGTTGGCTTCGGTCACCGCGATTACGAAGACTTTCGACAGCATAAAGACCCGGAGCGACGGAAGAACTACTTACAGCGCTCAGCAGGGATCAAGAACAAGCAGGGTGAATTGACCAAGGACGATCCGTTCAGTGCAAATTTCTGGGCACGTCGCAAGCTGTGGTGATTTTCGCGCGCCCTGATACAATACCAAAAAGGATTTACGCGTGAGTGGACTAAAAATCTCGAGCTTCTCTGGTATATCGCCAAAGCTATCGTCAGCGCTTCTTCCAGAAAATGCTGCGCAGTCGGCTGTTAACGTAAAGCTGTACTCGGGAGAGCTCCGCTCATGGAGGAAAGAGAAGCGCGCCGTTACGGTAACTGGCACCCCCGGCACAATCTATAAGTTCCCTGACGACCCCATCTGGATGTCATGGTCAGGCGATGTGAGCGTTGTTCCCGGCCCGATTAACGACACAGATGAGTACCCGTTCTATTACGCGGGGGACGGCACCCCAAAGAAAACCAATTACGCTCTGGCAACGACTGGCGCTGGCGCATACCCGAGAGACTACCTAGAGCTCGGAGTCCCATCCCCCGCCGGAGCCCCTACGGTGACGCTCACCGGCACCCCAACCGGAAACCCCGAGACCCGCGCATACATCTACACGTTCGTTTCCGAGTTCGGCGG